AGCGTATTGGTGCAAGCCAACACAAAAACTCTGGCAGAAATACTAAGAAGGGTGATGCTACATGGCATAACTTCTGCGTAGATTTTAAGGAGGTAGGCAAATCCTTTACACTCAATAAAGAGGTGTGGGCTAAGGCTACAACAGATGCAATTAAGAATAAGCTTGATCCAGCAATTATCGTAGTTATTGGTGATGGTGAGCAAAAGACTAGATTAGCTGTAATAGAGCTTTCTTTGCTTGAACAAATGGTCGAGGATGAGGTATACTAGATATAATGGAAACAAAGACAAACATAGAAATGGTAAACGGTTTAAGTGAGATTGCCGACTTCATGGAAGATGATGAACTCACAGAGGCCCTTATTATGATTGCAAAACTAATTATCAAACCAGATATTCCTCTGCAAGTTGCCACAATTGAAATTGTTCGATTGCAGGCAATTGCTGCTAAGATGTCATTCAAGGCAACTTGGCTTACCAACGTAGACAAGGGAGATAGAGCGAAGAAGAATATCTATTATACGGCAGCTACAGCAATCAATGATTTGGTCGCAGCTCTGAAGTATATTACTCGCTAAATATGATTATGAAAAATTTACTAAACGAAGTCATGGAAACACCACCAGATACTAAGATTACCGATAAGTCTGGAATTAATCCAGAAGATCTAATCGAAAAGATTAAGTCTGGGTATACTGCTAATCGTGGTCCACGACACCAACAGAAGAAGACATTTGCACCATCAACAATTGCATATGGGCATGGTGAGTGTGCTCGCTACTGGTATCTTGCATTTGAGGGCGGTACATTCGAAGACAATGCAGACGCATTCGCAAGTGCTAATATGACTAATGGTACTAAGAGCCATGAGCGTATTCAAAAGGCAATGGAAGACGCAGGCTTCCTAATTGATTCAGAGTTCAAGATTGTAAACAATGATCCACCAATCTTCGGATACGGTGACGTAATGCTTGATTGGCAAGGAGAAGAACTTCTTGGTGAAATCAAGACAATGATGAACGAAGGATTTGAGTATCGCAAGCTAAATAGAAAGCCAAAGCCAGGACACCTGATTCAGCTTCTTATTTATATGAAGATTCTCAAAAAGCAAAAGGCGGTACTTATTTATGAAAACAAGAACAACCATGAACTATTGGTAATTCCTGTTGAAGTAAATGATTACTATATTCAGTGGGTGAATAATACATTTGAGTGGATGCGTAATGTTCGCAAGGCATGGGAAAACAAGACTCTGCCTGAAAAGAACTATCGGTCCAACTCAAGGATTTGCAAGAGCTGTCCTCTGTCAAAGGTTTGTGCAGATGCTGGCAAGGGAGACGTAAAAATATCTTCTTTGGAGCTTATCGATGAAACATTGTCAATGGTGTGATTCACAGTTTGAAACAAAAATATCATACAAAATTTATTGTTCAGATACTTGCAGAGACGCTGCAACTAAACATAATATTGCAATAAGATATCAGAAGAAAAAGGTTGAGGCAAGAGCCAAGAAGCCAAGGAAGTGTTCTTCCTGTGGCGGAAATCTTTCAATGTATAATGAAAACAAGATTTGCTCTAAGTGTACCGTTGATGAAATAGAAGTCAGCAAGATCTTAAAGCAGATGAAAGGTATTGCAAATGGTAAACTTGAGCTTGATTAATCAACCACCTAAAAAGATTTTGTCTATTGATGCAAGTACAAACAGTATAGCGTTTGCAGTGTTTGAAGATAAGAAACTTGTTATGAATGGCAAAATAAATTTTGAAGGCAAAACTGTCTATCAAAAGGTCCAGGATGCATCTAGAAAGCTATCTGAATTTTTTGAAAATGTCGGTGGTAGCACAATCGTAATTGAGCATACAGTCTTCATGAACAGTCCAAAGACAGTATCTGATCTAGCATTAGTCCAGGGAGCGATCCTAGGTGCAGCTGGTATAAATAAAATCCCAGTTGCAGGCTCGGTAAACCCAATAACCTGGCAAAGCTTTATAGGAAACAAAGTTCTTAGCAAAATTGAAAAAAAAGAAATGGCAGATGCTAACCCAGGCAAGTCTGTTGCATGGTACAAGGCTCGTGAAAGAGAAGCTAGAAAACAAAAGACAATTAATTTTGTTAATACCTACTACGATAAATCTGTCAGTGATGATGATGTTGCTGATGCAATTGCCATAGGTCATTGGGCTATCAATAATTGGGAGAAGGTTGACAAAACTGCTAATGGCTAGTAAACTGTATATGAATGAGAATTGGTTGCGTAAACGCTTCCACGTAGATCGTAAAGCACCAGTAGACATTGCTAAAGAGTGCGGTGTATCGGTTGAAACAATCTATGTCTACCTTGCTAAATTTGGATTAAGGAAATCAAAACGATAATGGGAATTTCAAATGAAGAGCGTTTCGTAGAATACTACGACATGGCTAACTCTTACAACAAAGAGATTGATATGGTCAATCATCCAAAGCACTACACCTCGGATCCTTCGGGGGTAGAGTGTATTGATATTACAAGACACCGTAACTTTAATGTAGGGAATGCTATCAAGTATCTTTGGCGAGCTGGTCTTAAAGAAGACTCAAACAAGAGCATAAAGAAAAAGCAGATTGAAGATTTGCAAAAATCAGTGTTTTATATCAATGATGAAATTAAAAGATTGGCAGCTAACTTTAAACAACTCATCAAGAGAGTAATGGGAAGACCTCGTAAAGTTATTTATGGAAAGCCGACAAAGCCACCCGTAAACCTGCACCGTGAATATGAAGTACTCCTGCCTACAGGACAATCAATTGTGCTTGATGAGTTGTTTAAAGTTAAAGGTATTAATGCTACTAACTTTATGTTTAAGGCATATGTAACTAATGTTGATACTGGAATGCAATGGGTTGAATGTATAGAACTACACCGTGGTCGGTACAGGGCCTGGAGGTTCTTCTACATTGATCGTATTAAAAAGATTCCTGTAAGGAGGAGAAGCGTGTCAGACGAACAGAAGATAGTTGAACACCTTGATGAAGTAAACAAGGTTGTGGGCAAGTACCTAGAGGGTAACGACCCCACACAAATCTCCAAAGAGCTTTCCATTCCAAGGCAAAAGGTTGTTGCACATATTAAGGAGTGGCAGTACATGGCTGCAGATAATGCAGCTATTCGTGCTCGTGCAAAAGAGGCACTCGTTGCTGCAGATACACACTATACCAAACTAATTCAAAAAGCATATGAGGTCATCGACGACGCAACCACAACTGCTAATCTTAGTGCAAAGAATGCAGGAATTAAGCTGGTACTGGATATCGAGTCTAGACGTATTGAAATGCTACAAAAGGCAGGACTGCTTGAGAACAAGGAGCTTGCCGAGGAAATGCTAGAGATCGAAAGGAAGCAAGAGGTCCTTGTAAATATTCTAAAAGACATCGCCTCTGAATACCCACAAGTGCGTGACGAGATTATGCGTAGACTTTCGAATGTGGCAAAAGAGAGTGAGGTAATCACAGTTGTCAGAGATGTTCAGTGATTTCCTTGAAGTTCTAAAGGCAGACAACTTTAACGAGCGTCCAGTAGACGCTAAGACGTTTGTAGAGGGCGAAGACTTCCTGGGTCAGCCACCACTTTCTGAAACTCAATACGACATCGTTGAGGCCATGAGCCAAATCTATAAGCTTGAAGATTTAGTAGAGCTGCTCGGTGCCGAAAAGGGAACAAGGTATTATAAAAAGTATACAAAGAATGAGGTAATCCTACAGCTCGGAAAGGGCAGTGGAAAAGACTTTACATCAACAGTGGCTTGTGCATACATTGTATATAAGCTTTTATGTTTAAAAGATCCAGCAAGATACTTTGGCAAGCCTTCTGGAGATGCTATCGATATCATTAACGTAGCCATCAATGCACAGCAGGCCAAGAATGTATTCTTTAAAGGATTTAAGAATAAGATTGAGCGTTCTCCCTGGTTTGCTGGTCGGTTCTATGCTAAGGCAGACTCGATTGAGTTTGATCATGCCATTACAGTTTACTCTGGTCACTCAGAACGAGAGAGCCATGAGGGACTAAACCTTCTCCTGGCTGTTCTTGACGAGATCTCTGGCTTTGCTCAGGAGGTTGCAACTGGAAACGACCAAGGTAAAACTGCTGACAACATTTACAAGGCGTTTCGTGCATCAGTAGATTCTCGTTTCCCAGATCTTGGAAAGGTTGCACTACTATCATTTCCACG